CGTCAGCCCCACCACAGTGGAGGCGACCCTCGCTGATATGGTACGGCAGGATTTGATAGAGAAGGTTGGCACGGGGCGCAGTACAAAATACATCAAAAAGTAAGAGGCTTACAGCATGTCCAGCGGTATGACATCGTCGATTGTCATAAACCGCAGGGGTTTCACCAGCCCCAAAAACTGCTTATGACATTCCCACAGGTCGAGAAATAAACCGATGGGCATGAGCCAGAAGTCCTCCGTACCCATGCCCATCTGCACCGTGCCGTAGTAATACAACCGGGTAAACGATTCAGCGTCGCTTACCCGGTTTTCGCGTTTTTTTGCTTGCCACCAACAGCGGCCCCATCCTCCGGCTCACTCTCAATATGCCGGGCCGTGCCCTTGAACATACATTCCGTGATCGCTTCCTTGTACGAGGCAAGCTCCAGCGGCGTGGTCAGTAGCTCCACCTCATCCTCGGTTATCAAGTCGCGGACTTCGTTTTTGTTTTTGAGGTTATGGATCATAATGGACTGATTGGCGAGCAGCGTGAGAAGCCAGACTATTTCCTCCAGCGCCATTTCAAAGTTCTCGGCCTTCATCAGTTTTTCGCCGAGGTCTTCCAGCCCGCCATAGCGCCCGGCGATGGCTTTTGTCGCTTTTGTGGTCAAAATCAGTTCATATTCCGCGTCGCCGATCTTGATAACGGCGATTCTGTCGTCTAACATAAAAAGTTCCTCCTCCGCTGTATTATTCTTCAAGCTGCGCGGTATAGACCGGCTCGTACACCTGCCCGAACCAGCCGGTGATGGTAGACGAGGGGACGCCCGCGTTGCCCTCGGTGACCTCCGCCTTCCACGGGTGCTTGCCCAGCGCGTCCAGCTTGTTGCGCCGCAGCACCGTGCCTTCAATGGTAGGCGTCTGGAAGGTGATGGAATCGCCCTTCGTTTGCAGGTTGGTGGCCGGTATGCCGAACATCACGCGGTACAGCCAGAAGTATCTGTACTTGCCGTCCGGCTTCTGCGCCCGGAACCCGACCGCCACGGGGGAGCCGATGTTCTCGCTGGCCGAAATGACGACGCCGTTGTCGTCGGTGGTTACGCCGGTCAGGTCAGCGGCAGCGGCCACGCCGATGTCGTCCACGCCGAGGGACAGCTTACCGCTCTTGAAATCCTTGAGCACCTCGGCGGCGCCGTCGTCGGCGTATAACACCGCCTCCGCAAGCTCCACCGAAAGATCGGCTTTGATGGCTTTCGCCAGAATAGCGGGGACGCCGTAGGTTTCCTCGCCTTCCTCCGATTCAGTGATCTTGGCGTAGTACAGCCTGTCAAGTCCTATTGTTGCCATAATGGTTATTCCTCCATTTCATAGTTTTGTGCGACATCAATCGCTATATGGTGATACCCGGTGTCGTCCTCATGGCCGATATACCACCGGGCCGTGATGGTCAAGTCCGCTGCCAGCAGAGAGCGCACGATCTCGTTTTTGCGCCGGAGATAGTTGCCCTTTGAAAACAGCGAAAGCCGCGCCTCCTGCGTTTCGTTTTGGGGTTGGTTGTCGGCGTACACGGGGAATGTGTCCGCCAGCGGCGTTATGACCACATACTCGTCCGGGGCCTTGCCGGAAAACACGCCGGTTTCCACGGGGATTTTCAGCCCGGATAAAAGAGCGTTAAGCTCGGTTAAAATGTTCATATCCTGCCCAACTCCTCCTCCAGCTTAGACATCATCGCCTCAATGCAGGCGTTCTTAGCCGACGATTTCGCGGGCTTCAAGAACGGCTTGGCGGGCTGCCCGTGCTTGCCGTGCTCGATAATATTGGCGAGCATGGCGTTACTGCTTCCGCCCCCCGAACGACGGGCACCGCGCCGGGGCTCCGAAAAGCCCACCTTGACATTGTGGTTGCCCTCCCGATCCACGAGCGCGTCGGAGAGGCCCAGCGCAGCCGCCAATGTGCCGGTGGAGCGGGAATCATATTTTGTGCCTTTGCCAATCACCGCACGAAGATTGCTCTTCACCCGCGCCAGCATGACCTCGCCGCCCGCTTCCAGTACGCGAGGGACAATATCGTCGGTACGTTTTTCCAGCGTGGAGATCTTCCGCAGAAAATTCTCCGGCATTTGTATGGTTGCTTTCGCCATGTCCGTCACCTCACCGTCGCTTCCAGCCTCTCGGCCAGTATTTCCACATACATGCCGCGCCCCTTCACGTCCTCGGCGGACAGGATGCGGAACCGCTCCCCGCCGCAGAGAATGAACAGTGAAGTATCGACCTTTAATCCGGGGATGGCCCGGAAGCGGAACAGGGCCGAAGCGGAGGAAAACGCCGCCATGTTCGCCCAGCGCTCCGTGCCGTGCCGATCTTCTTTGTAGGCCCTAACATTGGCGAGGACAGTGTCTCCGGAGGTGGCAAAGCCCTCGGCGTCTTTGGTAGGGGCTGTGGTGAGGATTTCAATAAATTTGTTCATCTTCCCGTAGCTCATGCCTGCCACCGCCGATCCAGCCGTAGCAGCATGTTGACGGTATTCCATACCTGCTGCCCGGCCTGCACATTATCTGCGAAAAAACCAGCCGTCGAGCCATCCCTGCTTTCGTAGAAATGGCTCGACAGCATAATCACGGCCTGTTCAGTAGTGGACGGCATTGGGTTCTTAGCGTAATGCCCCTCGGCAATATGCTGGTAGCTCTCCGCATAGGAAAGAGCGGCGCGGATGAAGTCCTTTATCAACTTGTCATCCGCGCCATGCTCCAGTATGAGGTTCGCTTTGACCTTCGGTAAAAGCCGCGTTTCTGTTTTCATGCCGCCACCCCCTTGATTACGACGCCTTCTGCTGGAGGACTTTGACAGCCTCGGGCAGAATCAGCCTGCCGTCCACGCGCTGGGAGGCGATAAAGCCCACCTGCCCTGTGGCGGCGAACAGCTCGTTGAGACGCCGGAATACACGGCCCGCGCGATCAGCTACCCAATAATATGAGTAGTCGCCGAACACCACGGTTTTGGCCGCCGCTTTGATCTCCGGCACGAAGGACGAAGTATAGAGCGGACGGTTGAGTATGGTGTCGGGGGTAGCCTCCTTGATGGACGGCTGCCAGAGGTACTGGCCCGTGTTGTCCTTGAGTTTGCGGATCGCCTTGACGGTGGCATCGTTCATCATAAACGCCGCCTTTTTACGGTACGGCGATTTGAGGGAATAGAACAAGTCAAGGATTTCGTCCAGCGTAATGGCCGTGGCGCCCGCTGTGGTTACGCCGACCTGACCGCCGCCCGTAGCAGCGAGAATACCCAGCGGCTTGCCGGTGCCGTTTCCGGTGAAAAAGGCTTCTTCCTCTTTGTTGCCGATCCGACGCGCGAATTCACGGGAGATATATGCCTCCAGATTAAACGCGCTGTCGTTTAACAGTTCCTCCGATACTTTAATCATGGTGGCGAGCTTAAACGCGCCGATGGACACCAGCCCGAAGCTGTCGTCCGATTCGGGAATAGCGCCTTCCTCGTCCACCCATGACGCCTCGCCCTTGCTGGCCGCCACGGGGATTTTACGGTCGCCGCTGGTGGTGGTGATAACATGGGCGAGCTGGCGGAAGATGTTTTCCTCCTCCAGCGCCTCCACCAGCGTGCGCTCGAATTCGTCCGGGACGAGGTAGCCGCCCTCCGAATCGGTGCCGATTTGCAGGGCGTTGCGGACGATGACGTCCAGCCCTTCATTGCCGCGCACGCGCATGGCGTTCCAGAAGGCACGCCTGTACTCGGCTCCGGCACGGCCTTTCTTTTCTTGGCCGGGTGCGGTAGAGGGATCGTTCGTGATAGGGCTGCCGGTGTGCGCCGACAGTTCGCGGTCAATCGCCGCCTGCCGTTCGAGCCGGTCAACCTCCTTACCCAGCGCGATAACGTCGGTCTCCATCTTGTCGTAGGTGGCCGCGTCCTCGGCAGATAATAACCCGTTGGAGCCGGTCTTGCTGTCGAGGAACGCTTTGGCAGCGTCCCATGCTTTCGCGCGTTTTTCGCGCAGTTCTAAGATTTTGCTCATTTTTGATGCTCCTCCTTAATAAATTAGTGGGAAATAACTTCGAGTCGCTTGTACAGCGGCCCGGCGGGCCGACCGTCGGCTGCGGGAGTGCCTTTCGGCGGGGGTTCAGGTATTGCTAAGGCTTGTGTGATTTTCCCGATGTCAGCGGGACAGTTGAATATAGCTGCTACACTTTGGCGGACAATTTTTGCTTCGGAAAACAACAAACCG